CACCTTCTGCATTTTGGCTGCGACCTGAAAGTCCAGCTCATTGATGGGGTTGGCCTCCTGATTGGCAATGTTCACGCCGCTCAGAGTGCCCATGTTGGACTCCTTGGCGTAGGAGACACCAACAGACTCATGGAAGATCTGGGTCACATTGGTCTTCTGCTCACGAGTGACCACAGTAGGCTCGGGAGCGGTCAGAGAGGCGGTCTCAGTGATTGCAGGCTGAGAACCAGCACCGCCGCCCTCGTACTCCTGACCAGTCACGAACTCGACATGATTGGTCAGCTTGGGTCTCGCACCGATGATGGCAGACAGAGGGGTGCGAGTGTTGCCCTTGTTGAAGAGCATACCGGAGTAGTTCAGAACTCCAAAACTGGTAGCAATAGGCATTACTTTTTCTCCTTCCTTACTGCTCCGCCTGTGCCTCCTGTTCGGCAATCAGGCGGGTGTAATACGCCACCGCCGCAAAGTCGTTAGAGGATCTGGCCTCTTCGAGCTTCTTCTGGTAGTCCAGACCGGAACCACCAGCACCGGCAGGGGGCTTGGGCGTCTTCTTCAAAAGATCAGCCTCGATCTGATGTGCCATGGTCTCCTGATGTTTCTTCTGGTTGGCGAACACCTTGGCGGTATCACCATCGAACATAGCCTTGGCGGTCTCAGCCGCCAGCTTTGCTTCGTAACCAAGAGCCACAAGCTGGGCCGTGTTCTTGGTCACACTCAGCTCCTCCATAAGAGCGGCGTTGTCCTTTTTCAGCTTCTCCTTCTCCTCGGCCTCCTGCTGAGCTGCCTGTTCATCCACAGTCAGCTTCTCACGCAGCTTACGCTTGCTTTCGGCGGCTTCGGAGTTTGCCTTACTCAGGGCGTTCTTGGTACGCTCCAGCTCATCAGCATGGTCCTCGTACTCATACGCCTCCAGAGCGGCCAACTTCTGTTCGGGGGTCATGGTGTCATAACCCTCGATGAGGGACACATCAATCTTCGGCATAATTCATTCCTCCTGCGTTTTATAGGCTGTTCACTCAGCACTGATTTCTGTTTTTTGGAAGGGTTGTCTCCCTTTTGCGATTTGTTAAAGCAGTTTCCCTACTGCCGATATAACAAGCGGAAATCCGCTCATATCCAAAATGAAAAGGGCCATGGGTGCTATCGCACTCATGACCCTTTGGCCGTTCATCAGCCCTCTGGCTGACGATACTATACTCTTTTCTTACGCTGGACTTCGACAATTACGACTTTGCCGTGTTCAACCTTGACTTCCGCCTGATTTCCTCGGCGTAAGATGGTCTCAATGGCCGAAATGACTGCCGGGACCGCAACTGTGATGTTATTCATCCTGCTCTCCCTTCTTCACATCCGGCTCATTCTGGTTTCCGCCACCTTCGGCAAACTTCTTTGCCTCCGCAGCGGCCTTGGCCTCTTGCTCTTCTGCCCATTCCTGACTCATCTCATAGGCGGCGTCAGGGTCAGCGAACAGACCACAGTGGACGAAGGCCAGCTTGGGATGGATCTTCGGATTGGCCAGCATGGTAGTCAACACCTGACTCTTCTGCTGGATGTTTTCGTAGTTTCTACGGGTGAAGCGGATGTCCATTTCACTGAGACCCAGCTTGATACCAGTGAAGGTTGCCATGCACCGGAGAGCGATACGCAAGAACTGGTTCTCGCTCTTCTTGAACAGAAGCTCTTCCTTCTTGGCTCTTGCCTCCGCAGCCGACCAGCCATCTCGCATGATGACCGCCGCTCCTGTATCACTGGTGGAAGATCCGCCATTTCGGTTCGGCATACCGCAGATGGTGAGGATAGCGTCATACAGGTCATCCTTCGTCACCTGAGTCTGGGTCTGGTTCAGCTCCTGCGTCATGTAGGACACATCGGAGTTATTACCCTGTTCACTCTTGATCTTGATAGCGCCCATCTGAGCCATCTTCAAGAAATCATCCTCAGAGATGTCAGCGTTCACAAACTTCATGATCGACTGAATGAACTGTTCGATACCGTCCATACGGTTGGACTCGACATTGTTGATGGCGTCCAGAATGGGAAGAACTACCTCGAAGGAACCGATCCGAGACTTGTTCGCCGGATATTCGATGATGGGGATTGCACCGAGAACATGGCTCTCTTCACGAACAATCTGGTCATCCTCGATCTCGAAGTAGCAGTTATCCGTATAAACGCTAAACACAATGGATCTATCTCGCTTCATGACATACTTCACGCCCATCATCGGACGATGGCCCAAGCCATTGTAGTACACCACAAAACAGAACCGTGGGTCCAGCGTGTAAAGAGAGAAGGGGGCCTCGTCTTCCGAGATCCGATCCTTCGGAAGAGCCATGCGGTAGGAAGTTCCGCAAGTGTGGAACCATTCCGCCAGCTCTGCGTCCTTGGCCGCTTTGTCCTCCATCTGCATAAAGCGGTTGAGAGTCGTGATCTTCTCAGTCACAGACTTGTCTTTCCGGGCCACGCCTACATACTGGAGAGGTTCACCCAGCAGGTAGCCGTCCTTGAAAGCAACGATCTCTTCCGCATGGTTCTCAATGACCGTATTGCAGATCTCAGGACGGATTTCCTTCTTTCGACCGAGAATGGGCTGCTTTCCACGGCGGTACCAGTACAGATAATTGATCTGGTTGGCGTTCGCAGAGTGGAAGAACAAAGCATGGTTCAGCTCCTCAACGACATTGGAGGCGTCAATGTACTCAGCGTCAGTGTAGATGACGGTTCGGCCAAACAATTTCCGTCCTCTCGGGAACGAAGCTCCAGGACCGGGGACAGCAGGAGACGGGGCCTCCAGCATTTCGCCCATCATAGCGATATTTACCAAACCATTCACCTCCACAAATAGACCTGTTTATCCACATACAATAGTACCATGTATTCCAATGGTTGTCAACACAAAATAAGCATTGGAGAACTTAGACCGGACGCCGGAACACCGTGACTTTTGCACCCTCGAAGCTCTGTGCGTACTCCGCCAGCATGGCCAGACCATCAGGCACATCGTCATGCTTATTTTTACCCATCATGGAGTACGAGGTGAGGAACCACATCATCCGACCATAGTCGCTGTTCCGATGATACATCGTATCGTCCTTGAAGAGACAATGTTCCTTCACCCATGGCGAATTTACGATGATCTTTGTCTCTTTGTTGGATGTCGTGTACTTTGTGGTGATGTGTGTCCGGCCACCTTTTTCCTTGAGTTCTTTCTGGACCTTCTCGGCCACCTTGCCTCCAGCACTGTTACTCTCAAACCGAGACAGTTGGACCTTGTTCTTCAACAGAACGGATACGAACCGGCTTTCGACCACTCCGGGTGCGCTATTATCACACACGCAGTCTTCGATGTAGTAGTCCTGCCCATACTGATACGCCACAGGTAGGAAACCATAGTCGGTTCCTTTGTCCTTTGTGTCGCAGATCGAGATGATTGCGTCAGGCTCACCTTCCGGCAGCTCGAAGTATCTACGCAGCTCTGTCTCAGAGTACAGCAGCCCCTCACGCTCAATAGGTTGGTTCATGAAGAGCGCACGGAAGGAGGCGTCATCCAAGTTCTTCATCATGTCCTCGAAGTATTCCTTGCTGAACCCCACGCCGTATGCGTAGTTGAAGTTGCTTTCTCCGTTCTCATCCAGAGCAGGGAGGACAATAAACCTTGCTCGATCACTGTCACCGTATTCCTGCTCCAGCCGACCGATTGGATCATGCACACTCCAGCGAGTAGCGATGTGCAGCTCCTTCGCTCCGTCCTTCTTACGGGACTTGAGGTCGTTGGTATAGGAAAGCCACAGCTTGTCCAGTCGTTCTCGGTTCATGGCCTCTTCGATACCACTCACCAAGTCATCGGCGTATAGCAGCTTCTCGCAGCGAGTAGCGCCAGTAAGACTGGCCCCTATGGCACGACAGGTCAGCGTAGAGAACCGATGTGGCTTCACCAGATCAATAGTTTCCTCTTTGGCGTTGGTGGAATGGAACGGAGCGTTCGGGAACACATCCTTCCAGAGATATTCTGGGTCTTGAATGATCTGGCTCACTCCGTCATAGAACGAACGGGTCAACAGACCAGAGTGTGCCGAAGCCAGATTGGGGGAGTCAGGCCAGCGTCCCATGATCCACGACAGAAGGAAGATACCGAGCGTACTCTTGCCTGTACCGGGAGGCATGGAGATCGTTACCAAGTCCAGTTTATCATCCATCAGGTCTTGGAGCGTATGCACGACTGGTAGTAGGACCTTCCGTCTCGGCATGTAAAACCGCTTCTTCGGCTCCCGGTCCCATTCGACATACTGGAGATACGCCTCGAACTCAACAGGTGCGTCAAAGAGAAGAGATTTCTTTCGTAGCTCATACAGCCACGGATTTCCTCTCGGATCTTCTCTCAGGGCCAGTGTATTATATCGGCGGACCTCTTTATTGAGCTGATGTGCGAACTGCGTGTCCTCCGCACCAAGGCAAAGGGCCAACAGGTCCTCCATAGCCCCTCGATCACACACATCCCTTTCCAGAAACATACTAATTCTTGCAGCAAGCTCTTTCTCCTGCATGATCTCACATCCTTCCTGCGCTATAAACGAAAGAGACCACGGTCTGCACCGTGGCCCCTTTGGGTCTTCCGTCTCCTCTGAGCCGGATCATAGTTCAATTTTACCGTTCTCCCCACACTGTACGGTACATCTGGCATATTGGTTTACCGCCTTTGCCAGAGATCCCAAAGAGTATGTCTTCGTAAGCACAACGGCTTGGGGAACACCGTCCTTTGTGATGAAGTTTACCACAACATTCCACTTGGATACCGCCGGACGATACTTGGTCTTAGGCATAGCCCCTATGATGGCTCCGACCTCACCAAACGCCAGACCTCCAAACAGGGTACTGCTGAAATTGCTATCCAGATATTGCCTCATCTCTGTATCAGCATACTCCTGTGCATTGATAACCCGCTCCATAGGGATCACATAGTTCTGACCTCCGGCACGCAGCTCCAGTCTCGGACCGTATACTGTTGCTTCACACGGAACTCCTTTCGGGATAGGTAGACCGGCCAGATGTCTGGCTTTGCACTCGCACACAGGGATCTTCCCATCAGCAATCGCACCTGCAACGGCCTCATCTCTTGCTTTCTTCTTTCGCTTGTAAATAGGCTGGTAACACAGGAGTCCACCAATCAGGCCGGGACCAAGAGCGATAATGACCATCCACACCGAGCGAGTATGACTGAACTCATCGTTAGGCATATCCCAGAAGAACCAGACCAGCAAGGCCACAAGAAACGCCCATACGAACCACCTGATCCCCGGTTCTCTCAGCTCAGTATGCTTCTTGAGCTTCCTCATGTCGAACACTCCTTCGCTCTTCGATAGTAGGTCCTCCGGCTGATGTTCAACAATCCACAGGCGTCATCCACTGACAGTTCTCCGGCCAGCTGCCGATTACGAACATCCACAAAGGTCTCAGTTGGTTTCTTCTTCCGACCCTCGGTCCACTCAGGATCATGCTCACGCTTGTACGCCTTGCCGTTGGCTGTCCGTTCGAGGATCATGTCCCGCTCGAACTCAGCGAAAGCAAACATGACTGTGATGAGAACCTTGCCCATCGGTGTATTGTCGGCCACACCCATGTTTAGGATGTTGACCCGAATACCCTTATCCACAAACTCACGAACCAGCTTTGGCCCCTCCAGCGAGGTTCTGGCCAGACGGTCCAGCTTGGACACCACCAGCTCGTCTCCGGGCTGGAGTCGTGAACACAGCTCATCGAACTGCGGACGGCTCATCTTGGTTCCAGTGTAGTCATCCAGATAGATGTTCTCTTCCGAGATACCTTGGGCCAGCAGTTGCTCCTTCTGCTCTTTCAGCGAACAGCCATAGAGCCGTTGGCCACGGGAACTGACTCGACCATATCCGTATCTCATAGCTCACACCTCAATTCAGGTCTTGGGAGGAAGGATGGAGTCCAAATCAATGGGCTTTGTTTTCTGCTTAGACGGCTCTTCTCCGCTATCAACCACCCACACCGATTTATCAGACAGGGTGCTTTTGATGACCAGTTCACAGTCCATAGCCTCCAAGAATTTCAAGAGGGTGGACACGCTCATGTCACCTTCGCCTCTGAGCCTCTGAGATATACCAGAAGCGTGAGGATAATTCAGTTTATCAGCGAGGCTCTGGTTCGTATGCCCTCGCATTTTCATGAGTTCCTTAACGATGTCCTTTGCTTTCACGGTTATCACCTCTGAGATGATAATAGCATATACACGAAAAGATGTCAACACTAAATGGTGTAAAATAGAGACTTTTTATTTTTCTGGAGAACTCGGGCCACTCACCCGGGCCTCTCGCTGGACCTCATATCCCCCACGGGGCCGGGTCTCCGGCTCTGGTTCTGGCCAGCAGATCAGCAACGGCCACGGCGAGGAAAGCAGAACGAAACGAAAGAAAAACAGAAACGAACGACCACGCACCCCAGCCCGCACCGAGGGAGAAGGCCCCACCCCTACCCGGGGCCGATCCCCAGACCCTACCCGGGGCCGCTCCTGCTGCTGGGTGAGTGTGTCGTTTCTCTTGAGATATGGCACTACTAAAAGTAAACACTAAAAGGTGTAAATAATGGCGCTATACCTATTGACATAAACACTAAATAGTGTATAATATACTTGTAAACACTAAAAGGTGTTTAACGGGAACTGAACCCGTATAAACTGCAAGCCGGGGTGCCGGGTGGAAACGAGACAGGCACAAGCCCTTAAAGAGAGATCCGGCCCCAGTGATGGGCTACACGGGCCGGACGCACAAAGAAAGCCCCGGGCAGCGAGGCAACGCCACCCGAGGCCAGACCCACCAGAACGAACCTATAACCGGCGGACACTGGTATTATACCAGACCGCCCCGAAGAAAGAAAGGGGTATAACATGAACACCAGAACTAAGGAAACCGTCATCGATGAGATCATCAACTATTTCGAGGAGAACGAAGCCGCTTTCATCGCTTGCATGGAGGAGCTGGACAGCTACAACGGATACTTAGGCGATGACCGCTATTTCGAGATGGAGGAACTGGACCAGTTATATTTAGATCAGCCCCACATGGAGCTGCTTTACCGAGCTTTTTATGGCCACGATGCCGATACTTGGAGCAATGACAGCAGCGGCAATAAGATTTACGGCCCTTTCAATCCGAACCGTGATTATTTCTATTACAACGGCTACGGAAACCTCGTTTCCAGCGATTACAAAGACTACTCCGACAAGCTGGACCACTACGCCGTTGAAGCTATGAGCGAGTGCCGCTTGTATATCGGTAGCATCGACGAAGACCCGGACTTGTCCGCCCTCTTCGATGAACTGGACGAGATCGAAGACTAAGCCACCCTCCTACAAGTCGAAACCCCGCAGCCATGCGGGGTCGGCCCCGGGTCCCGCCGGGGTCCTGATGATGACAGGGAAAGGAGAAAGACCGTGAAAGGTTACTATCTGGCCGTATCGGCGGACTACGGGCCGCTAACATCTGCCAGAGCAAGAAAGCAGCCGCCGAGCTGGTAACGGCTTGGAACGAAGCCTATAAGCGAAATGGATCGTACTTGTACGACTCACCGACATTTTGAGGAGGTCACGAGATGAAAGAGAACCTTAGACCGTGGGACGGAACCACGCCGGAAAGCTGGCACACCTACCCAGTAGAAAACAGCCCTAACCCGCTATTGATTGATGACGGCGGAACGATCTGGTATAGAGACAGCGCCGGAACGCTTGCGATCTGGTGCCCTCGCTCCCGTCTCCGCTACCACCTGCACCGCCTCTTTCAACTGGGGGTGATTGCGTGATATTCTTTCCTTTCTTGATCGTATGGAAAGCAGCCGGGGCCAGTTGGAAACGAGGCAGAAGACGCCGCTACTAAACGAGATCACAGACCCGCCCAGCGTGGCGGGTCTTCTTTTATGCCTCGGGGCCTATGCTCCGGGGCTTCTTTTATGCCCTGCGTCCGAGGGGATCACCCAGCCCCAGCAGCTACCCAGCCAGACAGAGAGAAGACCACCCCGGCGAACATCTCCGCCGAGGTGGTCAAATTTTTCCTCTGGTCAAAATTTTGCCTTGCGGTCAAAATTTCCGCTTGGTCGAAATTTTACTGTCTGGTCGAAATTTTACTGTCTGGTCGAAATTTTCACGGATCAGACTGCGTGACCTCATCCACGATGATGTCCGCATACTTCTCCTCCAGCTCCGCAGGAGTAGGCGGAGCCTCCTCCATCTGGCCGGGTCTAAGGGTCACTTCCTGCTTATCCGTATAACCGAAATGGTTCTTCCCGAGGAAGATCCCGGAAACAGGATTGACCTTGCCGTTCAGCATATAATCCTCCCACAATTCCGCCAGAGCCTCATACGCTCTTTTTATGAGAGTACCACGGTCAGAATTTTCACCTCTCCTGTCACCGTTAGCCCATCTAAGCAAAGTCTGTCTACGCACACCAAGCGCATTAGCAAGACCTGTCACAGTAGGCTTCATATCATCATCAGCACAATGCTCAAAGTACCACCGAACTCTCCCAGCCACAGCCTCATCATCATCCAGATCCAGAGGAGGCAGATCCCAACACGCCAGTGCATGCCGCAGATACCGGGTATTGTCACCCGGCTTAACCATCTCCTGCCCGAAGTTCTTCAAGTCAGGCCGGTTTCTATGCTTCTTCTCCTTGGTCAAATTCTTCTCTTCTGCCATTACCAATTTACCTCCATTTCTCTCAGGCACTCATCAATACGCTCCCAGACCTCTTTCTTGAAAGTACCTCTGTCGAAACATCTGCAATACTTCGCTACCTTCTGGTAGTCTATCGCATATTTCCTGTTGACTCTCTCATACAAGTCCACCACCGTATATCCGGCAGCATGTAAAGCGGTCAAACGTTGCATTGTGACCTCCTTCCGTGCTATTGTGGGTGCAGAGGGTGCAGAAAATTATGCACCTTTACTTTTCCTCTATAAGAACTACTCTCCTAAGAACAAAAAGCGTAAAGACTAAAATTCTGCACCCTACTCTGCACCCTGTTACACCTTTTCGTGTATCCGTAAAGATATATCTCTATTTCCAATGCACAAACCTATTCAGCAGCACACTGGTAGTCAGATCTCCAATCTTTGAAACATAGGCACATTCAAACTGGAGCGGGTCAGAGATAACCCCACCCAAGTCGATGACCATGCCTTTCGTATTATGCCATACATCCTGCTCCAGCACAGGCGTGGCGTAGATCACCACATCCTGCCTGTCCGTGAGCTTGAGAATGTTCGGTGACTTGCTGTGTCCCACCGTTACCGTGGTGTCTCTGCGGAGGAGGATGTCAGCCAGACCTTGTGTGGCGTGACCACGGCCTATGATCGTGATTTCCTTCCCAGCGATGAGGTTCTGGTCCTCCAGCAGGATCAGGACGGCCTCGGCCACCGCTGACAGGCCCGGGCGGTTGCAGCAGTCGATGTCAGCACACGCAGGGAGCTTGATGTTTCCCTGTGCGGTCTCCATGTCCACCACTGCGGCCTGATAGGGACGGTCGATCCGACTGGTGATGTCTGCGCTGATACCGAGGGTGGTTGCCTTACGCTGGACCTGTCTGAGAAAGAAACTGTCTCCCAGAAGCAGGAGTCGGGATGTATCCCGGGCATGCAAGCTGGTGTCTGTGTCTATCCGTCTGGCCAAGGCGTGGATACGGTCATTCACATTCTTCATTTGGACGATTGACCTCCCCGTATTTGTAGGCAGCGTGCATTTGAAGGATACCAGCACAGGCAGCGATCTCGTGTGGGCCTGCTCCAAAGCAGGAGACTACATCATACACATCCGGGTCCCGGGTGAGGGCCACCATGCAGAGCGAAGAGACATCCAGCGAAGACAGCTCACGCATGAAGCCTTCAATGGCTTCGTAGTAGGGCTTGATCTCCACATCAGTCACCACCTTTCGCAAAGACAGTATCTGCACAGGTGAGCCAGACTGGAGGCTGAGTGTAGCCGGAGAGAACACCGAGCCAGATTTTCCCGGAAAAGAGGAGCCGGAGCCTCTGTCTCCAAGTGAGTTGCCAGCAGGAAACACACTGATTACCGTCCGTATATACCCACAAACTCCCGCACTCCTCGTCAGTCATGTTGTCAGGCTTGGTCAAATTCCTGTTTGCCTCCGGGAACTTGCAGGGATAGATGGGCATGGGCGGCTTATTCCTCTTCATCGTCCATGTCCTCCTTCTCGAAGAAGAAAGCGGCCCGGATGGCGTTGTCCACATGCTCCATGATCTCGTCCGGCAGGTGGCAGATGTACTCCCACTCATCAAGGTCAATGTCCACGGTGCGGACCTGCTCGCACATAGCCATGCTGCCACGGAGACCGCTCCAGATCATAGGAACATGAGTAGGGATGTCCAGACGCCGGATCTTGGTAGTCAGGGGAACCACGATAGTCAGGGAGGAATTGAGGTTCCCGACATTGTTCTGTACTACGATGAACGGACGAGAGCCACTGAGGATGTGACTGCCCTGCTCATATTCCCCGGGGATCATGTAGACATCCCCACGCTTGAGTTCATTCATGATGTTTGCTCCTTTCCAATATGTCGAAGATTGTTTTCTTTCGGTCATCGACCACACATGCGGCCTGTACCTTGGAGGTCAGCATTTTCCATCGAAATTTCCGGTCAGTGGGAACCATTCCAAGATCCTCGGCGTGAAACCGAAGGTCATA